GTTACTTGCTGTTCCACCCATGTCATTTTTACCAGCAACTGGTGATTTAGTGCCGTCTGTTCCAGTATCGCCCATTTTAGGTGTTACTTTCTCTACGTACTCTCTCATTTGCTCTCCAGCAGTTTTAGTGCCTTCGAAAGCTGGTGCTTCGTCTTCTACGCTAAGTTCGGGAGCGACATCAAATGCCTCTTCCTTGTCTTCATCACCTTCGTCATCCATGTCCATGTCAGCGGCATCTTCGTCGCCTTCATCGTCACCTTTGTCGCCAGCCATCATTTTTTCAAATTCAGCTTTTAGGTCATCAAGAGCATCTTCTAGATCAACTACACGGTCTTCGATTTCTTCTTCATCGTCGCCGCCCATGTCGTCCATATCACCTTCGTCGCTGTCTGCTTTGATGTCTGCCATCATATCGTCAGCCGCGTCGCCACCCATTGGGTCAGCTTCTGGTGTAATTTCTCCGAAATTTTCGTCAACTTCTTCGTCTGATGCTTCATCTACTTCTTCATCAGAGGCTTCGTCAACTTCTTCGTCTGTTGCTTCGTTAGTCTCTTCGTCGTCTGAAGACTCATCTACTTCTTCATCTGTAGCTTCATCTACTTCTTCGTCTTTTGACGCTTCATCTACTTCTTCGTCTTTTGCTTCGTCGACTTCAAGATCTTCTAAATCATTTTCTAGCATCTTTTCATAGATACCACGTGACTTCTCAATTACAAATTCGTGGAACAGTTCATCTGCGCCAGCACGATCGTTATTGACAAGTTTTTCGAGCATTTGCTCTAATTTATTGTCTGCCATTGTTTTCTCCTATAGTTTTAATTAAGTTGTAAGGCTGTCTAGTATTATTTACACTATGATTTAAAAATACACGGATAACGGCGTCAAAACGAGCTCGTTTTGTCACAAACCGTCTAAAAATCATAATATCTTTTAAACTCACTGACTGTTATGTGAGATAAATTCGTACATTTCTTTAACTGTTTAGGTACAAAGTCATCATTGTCTGCTACTATTCTTATAAAGCGTTTACCTTGATGAGCATCGCACGTTGAAGCTGTTTGTCTCTCCCAATTACCAAAATATGTTGCAGGATCACCTTGTTTCTTATAATTGTGCGTACCTGCGTACAAGTTATTTACCTTAGATCTATTCCCATGTTGGTCTATTTCGCCTTGAAAATCGAATCCTAGTATATAAATTGTGTCATGTGCATGTGTACTTGCTAGCCATAATGCTGTAGGACCACTACTCCAGCCTTTACTAGGCTGAAAATATCTAAATCCTTGCATGCCATTATACTGCTTATTTGGATTTGTCCAGACTTCATGTTCCATTTGCCATTTTTGTTGATTTATTTCAAGAATCATCTTTACATCGACAGCAACTAAGTAGTCAGGTTCGAAGTGTCTGAACATTGCATTACATGCATAAATCTTTCCGTAATTTTTAAGGGGATATAAGTCTATGTCTTTACGACTCGTGCCATTACCTATAACAAAAGCTACAGTCATTTAGAAAAATCCTATACTTGAGGTTGTGCTTGAATACCGTACATTTGACGTACGAAATCTAGTTCTTTTACTTTTTCTTCTTGATGTAATTCAGATGCCTTGCGAGCTTTGTTTATTTGACGTAATGTTAATCTTGTCTTACGGGTATCATCACGATTTACAATGCTTTTGTCATCTGTTGCATCATAACGCTTGTCCTCAATAGGATCAATAGTTTCTTTGTCAAAATAAAATAATTCTCTAAGTATCATGTTAGTATTTATGCCTCCGGCGTCTCTCCACCTGTTGATGATGCTCCTGCAGGATCTGATGTAGTTACAGAATCTACTCCTTCAGTTTCTCCTGTTGCAAATCCTTCTTCACCTTCTGGTGCTACATCTGCTTCTGCACCTAAGTCAGCTTCAATGCCTGCTCCACTTATTCCAGCACCACGCATTTCTGCACTAGCATCTGTTGGTGGTTGGCCTAAAGTTTCGTCGTTTTCTTCTCTCCAATAGCGTTCGTTTTCTGCTACTTCTGAATCACTCATTCCTAAGAAACGTTTCATTGCATATCTATTACTGATAAATGGAATAGCTTGTATCTGTGCAAAAGTACCAATACGTTGATTATCTAATTCACTTTGTCTATAACTTGCAAAGTTTTGTGGTGGTTGAAATAATAAATCAAACATTGCAATATCAACATTAATACCTTTTTCTATTAGATATCTTTTAAACTCTTGGTTGAATATTTCAGCAACTAAATTTTGTAAACGTTCGCAATACTTATTAAAGCGTAGTTCTTGTATATATGCAGTACCTACTCTGCCGTCATTAAATGAACTTTGACCTTCGTCTTGTGCCGCGGCTGGCAAGTATGAACTTGGAATACGTAAACCTCTTACTAGTTTGTTTGTAAAGTATTTCAAGTCATCAATCTCACCTAAGTTAGTACCACCAGGTAGTGTTTCAACTTTAGATCCACGTCCCTCTGCTGTTTGCGGAAAGAAATAATCTTCGTTAGTTGATAATGGATTGTAAGCACTATCAATAACACTTGTGCCACCACCTGTTTTACTAGGAATACGTCTTTGGTGTATTTCTGTTTTTACTCGCTCAACAAATTGCATAGCTAAGTGACTTGGCATGTTACCAACGTCAACATAAAATACTCTACGCTCTGGAGCTCTTTGTGTTCTGTAAATAATAATAGCATCTTCAAGCAATTCTTTTTGCTTGTATACTTTAAATATACCTTCTAATAGTGAATTACCAAAAGGTGCATTATTGTCTAATCCTTCGCTTAGACTCATATGTACCATGTGTTCTGCACTGATAGCATGTTCTTTAGTTTTGTCATGTCCAAAGCGTCCTGCACTTGAACCAGACGTTTGTGTATTTCCAACCATACCACGGACGCCGCCAGTTAAGTACCCATCGCCACCACCTGTTACGTTACCGTTTGTAGTATAAGGTGTTGTTGCTACATTGTCTACAAAATTTAAATTAATATCTTTAACAATATATTGTTCAGGCTTTTTGCCTTCAGATTCATTAACAATAATACTTGAAACTTTTGCAGGATCAACGTGATGCCATTTAGTAGTTTCAGGATCTCTAATAAAAAATGCATCTCCAAACTTAAAAACATTACGCACAATTTTAAACATGCGTGTGCCAAAGTTATTAAGTTTAGTCCATTGTTGTAAGTATTGCTCTAAAACTTTAATTTCCGAATTAGTAGCCATCTTTTTAAAATCAATACTAAAACTTGTTTTATTGATAGGATTTTGTTGTGAACAAAATTCAGCTAAAATATCTAATGCGGCATTTACTTCACTATCTTGATCCATAGTATTGTATTGTCCGTAACGCTCAACTCTGTTAGGAGCACCTGTATATACATCAGGCAAAAAGCTAGAATAATTTGATCTTGCTGGTCCCGGCTGTGTGCCTTGACCTATGCTTAAAGGACTATTTGTTCCTGCTTGTCCTTCTACTGGTGTAAAATATCTTTTCCAACTCATATTATTTTTCCTAACCCCCGTTTAAATTACCGTTTAACTTTTCAGTGGCTTTTTTGTTGCCTTTCATTACTTCAATTAATCCATCTAACTTATTACTTAGCCATCCGCCTTCGCCGCCATTAGCATCTTTGGCATCGCCAGTTTTGCCTAAATCACCAGTAAGTTCCTTCATTTCTGACGCAGATGCACTATTTGACACTGCTTCTTCTATTGTAGGATTTTTTTGTGTTGTAGTAACAGTTCCAGATGCTTCCGGAGAAGCTCCAATTCCTAGTTTTCCTCTAGCCCAATCACCTATTTTTCCTGAAGGTAGCATTGCACCAATATAACCTTTAAGTGATTCCCAGCTAAACAAATGAGTTATTCCAGCCCATATTGTTTTAAACGCTGTACCAATAGCTCCCATAAATCCGCCTTCGTCAAATGCTTTTTTAAGATTATCCCAACCTATAACTGCAATAAGTCCACCAACAATTAAACTTGCAATTTTAACAAATGGATTTAATTTTGCTATCATTTTAATTAATTTAAAGGTTATAAATCCACCTAGTGCAAGCCAACCAATACCTTCTGTTAAATCTCCAAACGCATTAATAATTTTGTCTTTAAAGGCTTCGTATAAATTCTTTATTCCATCTTTAGAAAACAATAAGCTAAAAAATTCAGTAATTTTTGGTGCATACTCTTCATATAACTTTGTAAACGTTGTCATCATTTTATCAAACGTTCCACCTTCAGCAAAAAATGCATCTATCTTAGGTGTAAGTTTAGCCCATAGATCTGTAAGATATTTAAATATCTCTTTTACTTTAGGCCATAGTGTGTCTTTAACATAGTTCCACATACCGCCTACGCCGTCGGTCATTGTGTCCATTCCTTTACCAGTGATCCAATCCCATAGGCTACTTAGACCTGGCATAATGTTCGTTGTAAAATACTTACTAGCATCTTCGTACATTGTTTTAGCTTCTTCAGTAGTAGGTAAAAAGTCTGCAATTTTATCAGATAAGTCTTGAAAAAT